TCGGAAGAGGGGGCTGCTGCGCAGGAGCAAAAATTTAGCTGCGAACAGGATGCTCGTGAAGACGAAACTATTCAGTCGATTTTAGTCAAAATCATTGAGCGGGCGGATGTCGCTACGGTGCTTGAAGCAGAGGGTGTTTCGCTTGGGAGTTGATCGCTGCGGGGCTCTTTGGCAGATGTATGGGGCCACTAAGAACGCGACAAGGCGGGATTAAGCGGGAACGGGCGGGAATTCGTGGGAAAGCCACAATTCACGGCGCTTACAGGGCGTTGGCGTCAAATCAATAAAAAATTTAAGTGGCGCGACAAATTCCGCTAATCAGGACTATTCGGCTAAATACGCCAATTATATCGCGACATCTTTATTATAGGGTTAATTTAGATTTAGAGGTCGATTCAATACCAATCTCATTATTATATCTGTTTTAAAGATTAAACGGCTCGTTGTGTCGAACCGCATGCCTTTGGGGTGCTGGAGTAATAGCCGCGTGGCGATAAACAATAATAAAATTAATTAGTTATGTGGGTTATACGGTTTAATGGGGAAGGGGCCGAGTCATTTTAAATAATGCGATTTAAGTGGCTGCGCGAAAAACACTTTGAAACGATTCAACTTGCATCACTTTCAAACACCTAATTGAATCGTTTTTTTTGGTAACACGTTACCGCACTGGTGCTTTTTTTTGATAGCACTTCTACATGGACATTCACGCTGACAGGCGCGGGAGCGCCTTGTGCTGGGCCGAGTAATTCACGAATCCTTGCTTTTCTATCCATAGCGTCCTTAGCTCACTAGTCTTAGTAACCGAGCGACAGATTCCTTACCAGGGCGTTTGCCTTCTTGCTCGGTGATTTCATCACAAAGCAATAATATTAGCTCAGCTTTATTGGCTGGCGCTACCACGCGGCCGGTTTCTTTTAAGACTTCCTCTAGAACTTCGACAACGTCGCGAAGTACCGCTCTATCTATAGGGCCATCGGGCGCGGAGCCTGGCGATAACGTGTTTAAGCACATTTCACCGTCGCCGGTGAGCAGCCAATTGGCATTGAAGCCTAGTTTGACAAGCCCGGTGATTATGGCGCTGCCGGGCATTTTCTCATTTGCCTCGTATTCCTGCCACGATCGCAGTTTACCGCCAACCGCTTCGGCCATGCGCTTTTGCGCGTAATTTAGGCTTTCTCGGGCCAGTTTTAAGCGTTGGCCGAGATCTGAATTTTGCTGCACCACTTGGCTACCTCGAAGCGGTGCAGAGGTGCACCGCTTTGGCAGCGGCGGGCGCTGTGTTGTATGTGGTTGTATTCAAAAGATTTTTCATTAATTACAGCCTAAAGAATAAAAAAATAAAGCGGTGCGCGCTTATGCGCGTTGACATTGCGCGCATTAGCGCGTAATGTCTAAGCCCATGAGCAAATTAGATAGCAAAACACTTCAGCTACTTCGTGACCCTGCAAAGCGCCGCGCTTGGGTGAAATATCAGGTTCACTTACAAGGCAAATCGCTGGCGCAAGTGGCCACCGATGCGGGCGTTAAAAGATCTACGCTGTATACCGTATTTGTAAAAACATACCCCCGTATGGAGAAAGTCGTTGCCGACGCAGTGGGCTTGCCCCCTGCGGTTTTGTTTCCAGAGCGCTACGACGACGACGGTTTGCCGACCTACCGTATGGGGCGCCCCAAAAAGTCTACTGCCAAGGTTGCAAAGGATAGCACGCAATTGAGTCTTGGCAATGTCCGTATACAGGATGTGGCATAGACATGGCACGTACCCGCGATACCAAAACCCTAGACCTTTTTGACGTGCCACAACCTGCTGCGCAGTTACCAGCGAGCATGGATTACGGCTCCCTTGTCGCGCACATGGTAAGCGAAGTGCTGCGCACGGCAGATTGCGACCGGCACGAAATAGCCGCACGCATGAGCCGCTTAACTGGCAAAGACGTGAGCAAATACATGCTCGATGCCTGGTCATCAGAAAGTCGAGACACCTACAACATACCTTTTTACCTAGTGCCGGTATTAGAAACAGCATGCAGCTCGCATCAGTTTTCTAACTGGCTCGCAAGTGTGAGGGGTGGCCGACTACTAATTGGGCGAGAAGCCCTAAATGCAGAACTAGGAAGATTGGAGCACGCCAAAGCACAGGCCGCCCAGCGCATTCGCGACTTGAAAAAGCAAATGGGGGACGCCTAGTGAGTGATGTGGCTGAGCGTGAACGTATGTATAGCTTTCGCTGTATAGCAGACGCACTTGGAAAAGAACTTTCAAGCGTAAAGCGTCGCGCCACCAAAGAAAGCTGGCCCTATACAACGCAGACAGTAGTGGGTGGCACGCGACACATTCATTCGCTCACAGACCTCCCCGTAGACATCCAGCAAGCGCTAATCTTAGCTCAAGCCCGCCACGTTACCGCGCAAAAGCAGGATATTTCTGACAGCGCCTGGAATGTGTATGAGCGGGCAGGGGAGAACGCCAAACGCGAGGCAAAACGCCGCCTTGAGGCCCTAAACTTTCGCGAAGCACTCATCGCAAACGGCAGCGGCAAGTCGGCGGCTACCGACCAAGCCGCCGCTGAATACAGCGCCAACCGCGCCACCATCTACAAGTGGGTGGAGCTTGTTAAAGGGGTAGAGCGCAGCAACTGGCTTGCCCATTTAATGCCTCAGCACGAGGGCAAGCCAAAACGCAGCGCGGAATGCACCCCCGAAGCGTGGGACTTTTTTAAGGCCGATTACTTACGCAATGAGCAGCCGTCGATTGCCAGCTGTTATGAGCGCCTAAAGCGCGCTGCTGCCGCGAATAATTGGAAAATTCCTGCAATCCGCACGTTTAATCGGTGGTGCACCGAGCGCATACCGCTCTCGGTACGCATACTGCGCCGCGAAGGTGAGCATGCCTTGTCCTCTCGCTTCCCCTCAGTCGAGCGCACCGTGCGCAATATGCACGCGCTGGAATGGATAAATGGTGACGGCTACCAGCACAACGTCTTTGTAAAATGGCCAGACGGCACCATAGACCGCCCCAAAACATGGTTTTGGCAAGATGTTCACGCACGTAAAATACTCAGCTACCGCGTAGACCTTACCGAGAACACCGACTCAATACGCCTGAGCTTTGGCGACTTGGTAGAACAATACGGCATCCCGTACCACGCCACCATCGACAACACCCGCGCTGCCGCCAACAAATGGATGACTGGCGGGGTGCCCAATCGCTATCGCTTTAAAGTCAAAGAAGACGACCCACTGGGCATCTTCCCCATGCTGGGCGTACAAGTGCACTGGACCAGCGTAGACAAAGCCGGTACTCAAGCCAAAGGCCGTGGCCAAGCCAAACCCATTGAACGCGCCTTTGGTGTGGGTGGTCTGGGCGACTACGTAGACCAGCACCCCGATTTTGCTGGTGCCTATACCGGCAAAAACGTAAACGCCAAACCAGAGAACTACGCCTCTAAAGCTGTGCCGCTGGCAGACTTTGTGCGAGTACTAAACGAAGAAATTATCCACTGGAACGCCAGAGAAGGGCGCCGCACCGAAATGGCTGGCGGCACTCTTAGTTTTGACCAGGTCTTTAACAACTCATATAACGCCGCCCCTATACGCAAAGCCACCGAAGCTCAGCGCCGCATGTGGCTACTCACCGCCGAAGCTATTCGCGTCGACAAAACTGGCTGCTTTACCTTGGCTGCGGGTGCCAAAACTGGACAAGGCCGTGACGGCCGCAACCGCTACTTTGCCCCAGAGCTTTTGGAATACGGTGATCGAGGCATAAAAATTGTGGTGCGTTTTGACCCCGACGAGCTGCATCACAACGTGTATGCCTACACCCTCGATGGCCGCTTTATTACCACCGCCAATTGCCTAGAAGCCAAAGGCTTCGGTGACACCGACGGCAGCCGCATATACAGCCGCGAACGTAAGAAATTCATCAAAGCCACCAAGGCCGCCGCTACCGCCGAAATACGGATGGACCTCGCGGGCGTCTCGCAACGTCTACCGCGCCCTGAACTGCCAGGCCCAATAGAAAGCAAAGTAGTGCGACCTGTTCGCGCCGCCATTGAACTGCCCGACACCAAATCACCAGACGAATACTGGACAAAACAAGCCGAGGCTTCAATGGCCGAAGTAGAGGCCCTATTTGAACCCCATGCGCCCGAGCCAGAAAGCACCGCATACCAGCGTTGGTTGAGAGTGGGTGATGCTTTGGAGCAAGGCGAAACCCTTTCTCAGATCGACGCCAAATGGTGGGCTAAGAACAAAGAAAACCCCGAATTTACAAACCGAAAATTTATGGAGGATTGGCAAGAAAGGCTAGAACGGACAGTCAGCAGCAACTGACTGTCCGGTAGATCGTCGACTACATGACTAATCAACAACAAGGAAATCATACATGACAATCAGCGATATCGACAACATCAGCGGCATGGCACCGCTCACCAATATGGCCCTGACCAAGGCTGCAGTAGAGCGAGCGCAAAACCGCGCCGAGTCACTGCCGGGCATGGTCGTGATGTTTGGCCCCAGCGGATTTGGCAAAAGCTACAGCGCCACGTTTGTTGCCAATACCTTGCGCGCCCACTACGTAGAGTGCCGCAGCTCTTGGACAAAAAAGGCCTTGCTCGAAGCCATACTGCTCGACATGGGCATAACCGCTGCCGCCACCATCTACAAAATGACCGACCAAATATCGGAAGAACTCGCGCAAAGCCAGCGACCGCTGATCATCGACGAAGTCGATCATATCGTTGATAAAAAAGCGGTTGAGATAATTCGCGACATTTACGAAGGCAGCAAAGCCCCCATGCTGTTAATCGGCGAAGAAAAGCTCCCAGCTAAGCTCAAGCGCTGGGAACGCTTTGACGGCCGCATATTAGATTGGGTGCCAGCCCAGCCCGCCACCGACAAAGACACCGCCAGCCTTTGCCGTGTGTATGCGCGGGGCATCGACATAAAACCAGACATACAAAAAGAAATCACCCAGCTGGCGCGCGGCAGCGTGCGCCGTATCTGCGTCAATCTAGATAAAGTTCGCAGCATTGCAGAGCAAGAAGGCTGGGACAGCGTAGACAAAAAACGCTGGGCCGGTCGCGGCTTCTACACTGGCCAAGCGCCAGCAAGGAAGCTGATATGACTAAAATACCAAGAGCGCCCGCAAGGGGCATGGGTCGCAAACCCGTCAATATTGGTCATTACGGTACCCAAGATGCTATTTGGCGCGCAATACGTGAGCTGCTCACCTTCACTTCTGAGCAACTGATTTGCCACGTAAATAATGACTTGGCGGTGAACGATTACACCGTTAAAAGCTATGTAGAACGGCTTTCAACCGCTGGTTACTTGAGTGTTGAAAAAGCACCAAAGCATCGGGGGGTTTGCGTTGAGGCTACCTACACCCTAATTAAAAACACCGGAGTTGAAACCCCGCGCCTGCGTAAAGATGGCGGCAAAGTCACCCAAGGCGTTGGCCGCGAATGCATGTGGCGCAGCATGAAAACCCTTGGCGAATTCGACTGGCTAGAGCTGGTATCCGTCATTAATGCCGATGGCTATTTGGTGTCCGAGGCCAGCGCCAAAGAATACTGCAAAATATTGGCTCAAGCGAAGTACCTGATCGTGGTGCGGCAGGGTCGAGGCACTATCCGCTCTCGCTATCGGCTATTGCCCTCTAAATGGACAGGGCCGCGACCGCCGCAAATTCAGCGTACCAAATCCCTGTTTGATGCCAACTTAAACAAAGTCGTTTGGCAGCGCGGGCCGCGAGGGGGTGACGTATGAATGCACTTTTGATCAGTGAACCAGCATGGATATTAGCCCTGCGCGAGCAAGTCGCCGCCAAGGGCCAGCGCGCCGTTGCCAAAGAAATTGGTTACAGCCCAGCGGTGGTTAGCCAAGTGCTAAACGACAAATACGGCGGCGATGTCGCACAAGTTGAAAAACGCGTGCGCGGTGCCTACATGGGCGAGACCGTGTTTTGCCCCGTACTGGGCGAGATCCCCTCTAACCAGTGCCTAGACCACCAGCGCAAACCCTTTGCCCCCATCAACCCCATGCGAGTGCGCCTGTATAGGGCCTGCCGCGCCGGATGCGAAAACAGCAAACTGGAAGGGAGACGGTCATGAGCATGTATCACCCCAATTACCTTAGTCATTACGGCGAGCGCTTTATCCGCTTAGGTTTGTCGGCGCATGGCGTGAGCTTTGAGCAATACCTTGCCGCGCCAGAACGCTACGAAATCAAATATGAAAACGAGTATCGCCCACTGCTGCCAGCCCAGCGCGCTGTGCAAGCACGGTTGGATGCAATCAGTTTTGAAGTGGATCGTGTTGCAGCCGAGGTGGATGAGTTGCCCCACCGCAACGGTGTGGCGATAGAGCCGCTGCGCCATCACTGTCGTCCCAAGCGTTCGCGCAAAAGCGATTTCACTCGGAGGCTGCGCACATGCTAGTCGACAAATGCAGCCATTTAATACGCTGCGCCCAAGCCGAACAGGTGCCGGTCATTAGCTACAACTGCCCCGATTGCGGTGTAACGCTGCACGCCTTGCGCCCCCCGATCGGTGAAGAACCCTGGGACTCAGTGGTGGCGTGCCCAAGCTGCGAATGTATCCATTTTCGGCTTGCCCATAGCCACTGCGACGTTGAAGCATGGAGCTTAGAGCAATGAGTAATTTAGCAAGCGACTACCTAAACGACCTTTGCGTTGAAATTGTTAATCACCTGGCAGATGCAGCTCGGCCAATGGGCAGTGCACATTTGGCAGACGCGCTAAAAGTGAAGCACGACGCCGTTCAGGCCGCTGTCTGCAAACTGATCATTCGAGACCGAATCGTCATGGTTGGCCGCTGTGAAAATCAGCGGCCAATTTATGTGCTGCGCCTACCGGCGACAGAGCCAGGCCACGGCGCGGGCTGAATCCCGGCACCCTCAATATGGAGAACATCATGAACACCCAAACCATACCCCCAGGCTTTGCCCTTAACGCCCAAGGCCACTTGGTGCCAGAACACCAGATCCGCGAACACGACAAATTGCGCGACGACGTGGCTCGCAGCTTGGCGATGGAGGCAGAAGAACTGCACGACCGCATTAAAGCCTTCAAAGATAAGGCCCTAGCCGATATCGCCGACATGGTTGCGATCGCCGCCGACAAATACCAAGTAAAGATTGGCGGCAAAAAAGGCAACGTCAGCCTGTGTACCTACGACGGGCAATACAAAGTCACCCGAACCTACGCTGAGCGAATTGCTTTTACCGAGGAGCTAGAGGCCGCCCGCGAGCTAATTAACGACTGCATAGTGCGCTGGAGTGAAGGCGCCAACGCCAACATCAAAGTGCTGGTAGACCGCGCCTTTCGCACCAACGGCCAAGGCCAGATTAAAACCGCTGCCGTACTTGAGCTTCTGCGTCTAGATATTCAAGACGACGGCTGGAAGCGTGCAATGGAGGCGCTGAAGGATTCTATTCAGTCGGTGGGTGCCACCGCCTACGTGCGCGTATATAAGCGCGTGGGCACGAGCGATCAGTACCGGCCGCTAGCATTGGACATTGCAGCGTTATGAAAGCGGTAGTGAGGAAGGCGCGCGACAATGGCTAAGACACCCACACGCGACCGGCGCGGCATAGAGCTGGCCAAAATCCACATGGGCGCTAACAAGCTGGGGCTGGATACAAAGGACAAAGACCCAAATAGCCCCTATCGCGCGATGCTGTGGGCAGTAGCGCGGGTGCATAGCGCTGCCGAGTTGGATGCCAGTGGCCGCGCCGCCGTATTGGATCACATGCGGCGCCTTGGTTTTGACTCGCCCAAATACCGCCCCAAACCCTCTAAAGCTACAGAGGCTCAAATTGCCAAGGTGCGCGCCCAGCTCCACGAGGCTGGCCGTGACGAAAGCTACGGCGACGCTTTAGCCAAGCGCATCTGCAAAGTAGAGCGGCTGGTGTGGTGTAAACCAGATCAGCTCAACCGCATTGTTGCCGCGTTGTGGTACGACCAACAACGTAAACGCCGGAGCAAGTAGTGAAGTTAGACCCTGCGCAGCTGCCCGGCAGCCTCGGCGAGGTGGTAGATGCCATTGGCATAGACGCCGCCCTGCGCCTAGTAGAGCAGCTTGGCGGCACCCGCTTATACGTGCCAGAGCGTATGACCCCAAGCCACCCCGTAGTGGCTCTGCTTGGCCATAAACACGCCTACACCTTAGCCAGCCAGTTTGGCGGCGACCAAATAATACTGCCCCGCTGCGTGGCGGCCATGCGCGCCCTGCGCGACACCACAATACGCGAGCAGCGCAGCGGTGGGGCAAGCACTAAAACACTGGCCCTAAAACACGGCTTAACCGAGCGGCAGATATACGCCATATTGGCGGGCGGAGAAGAGCAGGCCTCGCCGCAGCAGAGTTTGCTTTAGTGTTAGCCTAATCTACTACCCCCTTAATTTGCTAGGCGGTTACGCGCCTAAACTCCTGAGTCGCTATTTTCCGTTTGATTTATGCCAGTGCAGGTATATGATCAAATAAAGGGAATAAGTGAAGTAAATACAGGGAGCGCGCTTTCAATTGTCGCTGGCAAGTCCTTGCTGAGACCAAAATCCCCTAGTTTTTCTTGAGTGAGTTTTTGGGCCGTTGCTTTGCTCATTTGGGCGAAAGTGGTCTTTGCGTAAAGTCGTTTGAAAAATTGTATGTAAATAGGATGCAGCAATGATCGATGAAGAAAAGGAATACGGCGCTATCTTAATCGATACATCTATTTTTGACGGGAACGGTCTAAGGCTTGAAAAAGGGCTTCTTGGAAAGCTCTCCCAGTTTAAACGTAGCCCTATAGAATACTTGTTTCCTGATGTCATAAAAAATGAAGTAAAAAATCACTTAGAAGATAAAATTAAAAAATCTAGGGCGGCATTAGAAAAAGCGCTGAATGACGCGGGGGATCATCTTTTTTTTGAAGGTAGCGACTTAAATGATGCCAAACAAAAACTAATTGAAGGAAAAGAAATTGAGGGGCTTTCAGAAAGCCGAATTTCTCAATTTATAGAAATGACAGGGGCGCTAGTAATAACAACAGGAGATTACGTGTCCGTTGAACAGCTACTAAGTAAGTACTTTTTGGCAGCTCCTCCGTTTGCGGACTCTGGGAAGAAAAAAAATGAATTCCCTGATGCAATTGTTCTCCTTGCTATCGAATCTTGGGCTGCGGAAAAAGGTATATTTGTACTTGCTGTAGCGAAGGACGGAGATTGGGAGAGCTACTGTGAAAAATCAGAAAGACTCGATTATGAGAATAACCTTGTTGATAGCCTCGGCTATTTCAACAGGGCCAATGCCCCTTACGCGCTTGTTGAATCGCTAGAAAATGCTTTGAAGTCTGGTGGAGGGGCGAAATTCCGAGCCTCTGTGGCTGGCCTGCTTGAGTCTTACTTTGATGAATTTACCCCTGATCAAGACGCAGAGTCTGCGTACTACTGGGAGGGAGATGGTAGTCATGGGTGGTTTAAAGAATTTGAATTTTCAGATTTGGAGTTTCAAGTAGTAGATAAAGCTGAAGACTGGGTTGTCTTGGATGTTTATGTGAGCATTAAAGTCGGCGCTCAAGGTGATTTTTCGCTATCCGTATATGATTCTGTAGACAAAGACTACACTCCGCTGGATTCTATGAGCGTTGAGGTTGAAGAAGAGTTTTATACGTCAATACTAATCTCTATTCGAGGCAATCTAGATGGCCCTATTGACGAGCTTGTTGTAGATGAGGTTGAGATCATCGAGCCAATAGAAAGTATTCATTTTGGTACGTTGGAACCAGATTTTGGGGACTATGAATATTAAGAATTAATGTATAAATGGGGCAGGCCCCATTTATACATTAATAAAATTAACTGTGATGAATCATCTAGGGGCCGGGCTGGCAGCTAATCGCCGTCACGGCGGTTAAAATAAAAGGACTGGTTTATGCCAAGATCTCTACTTGTTTTCGGTAATGGAATGGGGTTGGCTTTAGATTCTAATTACTTTTCACTTAGCAATGGATTGTTGAATGTATGGAACGACACTGATCATTTAAGTAACGAGCACAAAGAATTGATTCTAAGTGCAATTGAGGGAACTACTGAAAAAATCCCTCCTGGCTCAGAGGATCAGCTTGATCAGCTTCAAGTCGCCATTATCGCTACTGAGTTTTTGTGTAATTTCGAGATCGGTGGCACTTCTTGGGTAACTCCGCAGGCCAAAGAGTTACCGTCAACATTTAAAAAGTACATTCATGAAGTTGCATTGTATTTCCATCGTTCAGATTATACGTTACCAGATGAGTTTCTAGAGCCACTTTCAAATTATATCAAAGATACGAAATCTCATGTGGTTACGTTAAATTACGATAATTTATTATATGATGGCTTTAAATCTAAAAGTGTTCTTGATGGCTATGATGGGCCACTTATTGATGGATTTTGGGCCTCATGTGGGTTTGATGAAAAGCACCTTGATCGGTACAACATTAAACGCCACGGTTGGTATATGCATCTTCATGGATCTCCATTATTTATTGGCAATAAAAAGGCAATGGGGCCGAACCGGGATTTTCTGAATCCAGAGCATGAGTCTCATATTGTATTGACTCATGTTGAGCATAAACCGCTAATCATAGCTTCATCTCATATACTTTCTTCTTATTGGCGAAGGCTTGAAAAGGCTTTTGAAGAATCTGATCAAATTATATTGTTTGGCTATTCCGGTCTGGATAAGCATTTAAATGAAAGAATAAAGCTGCGGAAAAACGAGAAGGAACTTCTTGTTGTTGAGTGGAGCGGTAATGGTGACAAGGAGGTTAGAAGATTGTATTGGGAGGAAAAGGTTGGTTTCTCTCGGCTTGAGTTAGTACATTTGGATAATATTCTGGAGTTCACTAAATGGTAGCTTTACAGAAGCACTCATTGGATTGATATTGTGAATAAATGGGTCGGACCCATTTTAGGTCATAAGCTGCTTCGCTTTAGAAGTTTAAGTTCTCTGCGGTATGTGATTATTCAATCTTATAACAGTGCAATGTGAATATAGAAAGGGTGCTATATGAAATTTGTACGCTTGTTTATCATTACTTTAGTAGTAAACCTTTTCGCATTCGAAATTTTTAAAGAAGTGTTCGGCAAACAAGGTTTTTCGGAATGGGGGGTATATCTTTACTTTATTTTCTTTCTGCTATCTTGGTTTACCATGCTTGGTTTCTTGGTTAAAGAGAATAATCATGAAAGTGGATTTAAAATAGCGCTGGATTTATTGAAAATATGGGGTGTGTCAATGGCAGCGCTAGTTGTAATTGGTTTGGTTGTAGGGGTTGTTTTTTAGATTTAAAGAGAATAATGCTAGTGCTTCGAATCCTTTGATTTCTGGGTGATCTGATAAATGGAACCATTAACAGAGCTAGAACGAAAAGCAGAAATTGAATTACAAAAGCTTGGCGTGGCTGAAGATTTCGGCTGGTGGCTTGCTGGGCTAGCTGCATTTTTAGCCTATTTAAGTTGGGGTAGTTGGCTGGTCTCTGTAACAGTGTTTTTTTCCAGTTACTACATTGCTACATACCCATATCGCAGAAACGAGCGTTTAGCGACTGATACATATCATAGGGTTGCAGGGCTAGGGAAATATTGTCGCTCTAACGAGGATTCTGAAGAGAGGTAGCTATTAAGTTGGGGCTGACTCCTTTGGTTTCCTTGTTTTCACTTATAGGTTGTCGTTCTCTACATTATACAGAAGAGGGAAAAGTGCCAAGCAATATCCATAGATTAAAAACTGCAATAGAAGAATGGCTAATTCGTAATGATCTAAATTTGGATACGGGTTTTTATTCTATTAATGAGTGGCACGCGCGAAATGAAGAATACCTAAACGATGCTGAGCTCGTTCTGGTATTTGAAGGCGGCCTTCATACGATGCTTAATTTTGGCGGCGATACTTTTGAGTTCGATAATTATATAGAGTCCTTTGGTTATTACTATGAGCAAGGGCATTCGTGGAATATGGGTTTTTATCCAATCCCAGATTATGACTATACACCCGTAAGTGGGAATTATAGCCAAAAACTTCGAGACCCAAGATGGCGAGTTAAGTCTAAGCTCGTGAAAGAATTGGCTGGCTGGAAATGCCAAGATTGCGGCAGCCCAGATCTTCTTGAGACACACCACTGTTATTACACAATAATGCGTGAAGGCAATGAGCCTTGGGAGTACCCGTTAAGCGCGCTAAGATGTTTATGCCATTCTTGCCATGAGATGCGAGCGAAAATTGAGAGTCGCATGAGAGCTTATATGGCTAGGTTGACAACCAAGGAATTGGAAACTCTGCAAAGTGGAATAGATAACTCATTCTATTGGTTTGAGCCAAATGCTGTTTTAGATTTTCTGTCGAAATTAGGTCACAGTGACGAAAAGGTTTTGGCTGCGGTTATTGAACTTACGGCTAAAAGAAATGACACTAATTAATTAAAATCTTAGAGCCAAAATTGCAATCAGCACGCTATGACTCTGTAATATGTAATAAAATAGTATCTGTTTCAGGGGTTTTTGTAATGTGGCTGTAAGCCGTAGCCCTAAACGTTCTCACAATTCACCGCTACCATGCCAACATTATCACTGGCTTTAGCCACCCGCTGAAGCCCTTCACCTGATTCAAACCCTTCTAAATCATTAACCTCAAGTCTGCATCGTAGCAAACGAATGGAGACTTGAGGTGAACCCCCATGTAATAGATAAACTGCGGATTTGGCCGTGGCTTTGTTTGGCGTTTGCCTTTACCGCTATTGTTGCTGTGGTGGCCCCATACCAATTGGGTGTGTTGGCGTGGTCGCTGAGTAAACTTTCGCTCGGCGCGTATTTGGGTTACTGGGTAGACCGCAGTATTTTTCATTACTGTCGGCCCCATGCATTTTTAGAGCACAGCACCAGCGTGCCACCGGCGGTGTTTGTGGCCAGCATGATTCGACGCGCGCTGATTATTGCCGCCGCTATTTTGGCTTTGGGGCTGGGCGTATGAGCCGGACGCGGCTTATTCATGGGTTGTTGCTTGTAGCGGCCTGTCTGTTTGCTTGTCTGCCTGCTTTTGCGCAAGTGCCTGCCAGTGCAGAGCATTACCGCCGAGAGCTTACCCGCATAGCCCAGCAAGAGATGGGCCTTGGCGCGCCCGTGGCCTTGTTTGCCGCACAAATCCACCAAGAGAGCAGCTGGCGGTCTACGGCCAAAAGCCCGTATGCCGAAGGCTTAACCCAGTTCACCCCAGCTACAGCAAAATGGATTGCTGAAATTTACCCAGACCTTGGCCCAGCTGCGCCGTATTCGCCCAGCTGGGCCATGCGGGCAATGGTGCGTTACGACCTGCACATACTGGCCAGAGTAAAACCCTGGCAAGCCCGAGACATTGCTGATTGCGACAAGTGGGCCTTTGCCCTGAGCGGCTACAACGGCGGCCCCGGCTGGATAAGCCGCGACCGCAAGCAAGCTAAAGGAACGGGGGCTTGCCCAGATGTATGGTGGGGCGCGGTAGAGCGTTACTCCACCCGATCTGCCGCTGCATTTAAAGAAAACCGCCACTACGTTAATCGCATTTTAAACGGGCTTGAACCGCGTTATATCGCCGCTGGTTGGCCGGGGGTGTCTACATGCTTCGTGTTGTAGGTGCGGCAGCGATACTAATTTTAGTTGCAGTCTTGTATCACTCATGGCGAATTTCTGATCTGAATGAATCCGTCACAAGCAAAGGTCAAGAGATTGACTCTCTGACAGCCGACAGAGACGAGTGGAAAGAAGCTGCGTTGGCAAATATGAGCCGCGCCAATCGCCTGGCCGAGTTGCAAAAATCTGCCGACGAATCTGTGCGGCATTTACAGGCGGTGCTCATTGAACGCCAACGCAGTTACGCCTTGCAACAACAAGCAATACATCAATCGCCAGCAAGTGACGACGGCCCAGTTGCGCCCGTGCTGCGCAAAACTTTGGAGGGGCTGCCGTGATGCGATTGGTGTTGCTAGTCATGGTAATGAATTTGGTCGGCTGTGCTGGCCAAATTGTTCCTACGGTGCCGCCCGCGTCAGTGATGTGTCAGGTGCCTGCCGGTTTGCTGGCGGTGGCCGATGCGCCGCAAATACCTGAGGGCGAATACAGCCAAGCCGATGTGGCCATGTACATCAGCAAGTTACACCAATGGGCATGGAAGGGCTGGCTACGGATTGGCGCAATTGATAAGTGGGTAACTCAGCACTGTGAATGAAAGCGATTTTGAACGTGCCGCGCTGTTTGCAGACCGTGAACGCGAGAATGCTTTAGCCAGGCACCGGCAAAAAATGGCGGATCAAATTGAAGGTGGCGACACCTGTACGGATTGCGGTGGGCCAATACCGCCAGCGCGCCGAGCTGCGGTTAAAACCGTGTTTTGTGTTGAATGCCAGGGAATTAACGAAAGGCTGCGATAGCAATGAATTTAAACGATGTGAACTGGGATGCAACGCGTTTTGGCTTTGATCTTGCGCAAACTCTTTTTATGGCCGGTGTGGCCATTTATGTGTGGTGGACAAACCGCACCAGGGCCACCAAAGAATCGATTAAAGAAGTGGATGAGCGCGCAAGCGCGTTGGAGCGCCGAGTGGATGGTATAGAAAAAGACCTTTCGCACCTGCCCGGTCACGACGAACTCGCCGTGCTGCACGAGAAGGTCAACGGCGTGGCCAACACCATGAGCCAAGTGCAGGGCGAGTTGCGGGGCATAAACACCACCCTGAATTTGATAAATGAATTCCTGATTAACAAGAGGGAGCGCTAATGAGTTACGCCGAATTAGTCTCTACAGATATCCGCTTACGGGTGTTGCAGGCGCTGGAATGCGACCCGGACTATTCCCACAACGAAGACGTGGTGCGCATGGCGCTGGGCGCAGCGGGGCACAATATAAGTCGGGATTTGCTGCGCACTGAATTGTATTGGCTTAAAGAACAAGGCGCTCTAACGCTAGAAGATCACGACGGCCTCATTGTGGTCACGCTCACCTCGCGGGGTGAAGACATTGCCCTTGGTCGTGCGCGGGTGCCTGGTATTAAGCGCCCGGGGCCACGCTAATGCCCCGCAATCGCCCCAGCTCAATCGAGCAGTTACCCGCCGATATCTTGCAAAAGCTACAAGCGTTGCTGCGTGACCCCCGCGTAAATCAGTTGGATGCCACCCGCCGCATTAATGTCATTTTGGCAGAGCAGGGCCATGACGAGCGGGTGAGTAAATCGTCGGTTAACCGCTACGCGGTGCGCATGAATGAAGTAGGGGAGCGCATGCGCCAGTCTCGACAAGTGTCCGAGATGTGGATCGCCAAACTCGGCGCCGAGCCAGAAGGCAAAATGGGCCGCCTGCTAAACGAGATGCTGCGCACCCTTGCCTTTGAGCTGACCGAAAAGGTGATGGCCAGCGACCTAAACGAAGAGACCTTGCCCGGCGTTATTGATCAGATTAAAAACCTGTCGCTCACCTCTATGCGGCTAGAAAAAAGCCTGAGTGAAAATATTAAAACCGAGAAGGAAATCCGCAAAGCCTTTGCGGCAGAAGTGGCCGCCGAAACCGAGGTGGTTGCCAAAGACGCTGGTCTGAGCGCCGAGGCCGTGCAAACCATTAAGAACAAAATACTGGGGATCGCCTGATGAGCAATGACATCGGCATTGGCAACGTCCTTGGTGGCGGCACCGTCAACGACGCACACTGGTATAAGGACTTCGACCCCAACGAAGTCCTTTTGCAATACCAGCGCGACTGGGTTGCTGATGACGCCCAGCTCAAAATTGCTGAGAAGTCTCGCCGCACGGGGTTAACCTGGGCCGAGGCCGCCGATGCAACTTTGTGTGCGGGTGCATCGCGCGCGGCCGGTGGCTGTAATCATTTTTATGTTGGCTCTAATAAGGAAATGGCCCGCGAGTTTATCGACGCGGTGGCCATGTGGGCCAAGCTGTTTGACCAGGCAGCGGGGGAGATTCAAGAAGAAATTCTGCTAGACGAAGACAAAGACATACTCACCTTTGTAGTGAACTTTGCCAGTGGCTTTAAAGTGCAGGCGCTTAGCTCGCGACCCTCTAACCTGCGTGGTATGCAGGGCAATGTCACCATAGACGAGGCGGCCTTTCACGAGCAGCTTGCCGAGGTGCTCAAGGCCGCACTGGCACTCACCATGTGGGGCAGTAAAGTGCGTTTAATCAGCACCCATAACGGTGTTGAAAACCTGTTTAATGAAATCATTCAAGACAGCCGCGCCGGTAAAAAAGATTACAGCGTGCACCGCATAACGCTAGACGATGCCTGCCGCCAAGGCTTGTATAAACGCATATGCCAAATAACGAAAAAGGCGTGGGCTGCCGAGGCCGAGGCCAAATGGGTTGCCGGGCTGTTAAAGAACACCGCCACCAGCGAAGACGCCCAAGAAGAATATTATTGCGTACCTAAGTCTGGCGGCGGCGCGTATTTGTCGCGGGCACTGATTGAGTCGCGCATGGTGGCCGCGCCCATCTTTCGTTATGAAGGCACCGCTGCGTTTAATGCCTGGCCGGAGCCGCTGCGCTATGCCGAAATTGCCGATTGGTGCCGCGAGCACTTGCTGCCCATATTAACAACCCTACACCCCAAAACCCCTCATTGCTTTGGCGAAGACTTTGCCCGCACCGGCGACTTTACCGTGTTTGCGCCAATGGCCATTACGCAGACGATGCGCCGCGAGGTGCCGTTTTTGGTGGAGCTGCGCAATGTGCCGTTTAAGCAGCAAGAGCAAATTATGAAGTACATCATTGATCGTCTGCCTAAGTTCCAGGCGGGGGCATTTGATGCCAGAGGCAATGGTCAATATTTGGCCGAGGCAGCGGTGGACGAATACGGCGCAGGCATTATAGAAACCGTCATGCTCAGCCAGTCCTGGTACCTAGACAATATGCCCAAGTTTAAAGCCGCCTTTGAAGACGACGAAATTAGCATACCCAAAGACCGCGACGTGCTGGACGACCTGCGCGCCCTGCAAGTAATAAAGGGCATACCCAAACTGCCCGACACCAAAACCGGCGACGAGAAAAAGCGCCACGGCGATGCTGCCATTGCGCTGGCAATGGCCTACTTCGCCAGCTTAATGGAAGTGGTGGCAATTGATTTTACATCGATACCCAAGGTCGCGAGCAACTGGCACGGCGCAGCCAAGCAAGACGATGACGACGACACCAGCGCTGATCTTGGTTTGAATTTTAGCGGCGGCTGGTAATAAGGAACCCGACATGGCCAAAAAAAAGAAACAAAAAATTGATGCAAAATCGCCTGCGCTTACCGAAGAACAAACTGCCGGAACCGCGCAAAGCGCACAGCTACACCGCGAGTTTGCCGAGCACCCCACCAAGGGGCTGACCCCCGCGCGCTTGTACCAAATTTTGGAAGGGGCAGAGCAGGGGGACCTCAAGGCGCAGTCTGAACTCTTTGAAGACATGGAAGAAAAAGACCCGCAAATTGGCAGCGACCTTGCCAAACGTCGGCAGTTGGCAGCGGAATTAGAATGGCAGATCGTGTCCCCAGACAATGCGAGCCGAGCTGAAAAAATGGCCGCAGAACATGCCGCCGAGGTGTTTGACGGGCTAGAGGTCGAAGACTTAATCATAGAAATGGGCGCGGCCCTTGGCCACGGCTGGGCAAACCTTGAACTGTGCTGGGATCGCGACGGCGCTATGCGTTACATCGAACAGCCAGTCTTTCGGCCCCACGGCTGGTTTAGGTTGCACCCAGAGAACCAAAATAGCATTACTTTGCGGGACAATAGCCAAAACGGCGCCGAGCTGTGGCCATTGGGTTGGGTGCAACACCGGCACAAAGCCAAGCCCGGATACATTGCCCGATCTGGCCTGTGCCGTATGTTGGCGTGGCCTTACTTGTTTCAGAACTACGCGCTGGGCGATTTGGCCCAGTTGCTAGAGATTTACGGCATACCCGCCCGTGTAGGCCAATACCCCCGCAATGCCTCAGACAAAGAAAAGCTCACCCTGCTGAGGGCAGTAACCAGCCTTGGCAGCAATGCTGCTGGCATCATTCCAGAGGGCATGAAAATAGAATTTATGGAGGCTGCCGACGGCAAGGCCGATATGTTCACAACCATGATGACTTGGTGCGAGCGCTCCAAGGCCAAGGTGGTGCTGGGCGGTACACTCACCTCCGGCACCGGCGAAGGCACCAACACCAACGCCCTAGGTAATGTGCATGAACGCGCTTTAGACAGTTTAATTCGCTCGGATATTCGCCAATACGGCGGCACCATAAACCGCGACATTCTGTGGCCAATGGCCTCGCTTAACTTTGGCATTGACGATCGGCGCCGCGCACCCCAGTTCAAACTGGACATGGGCGAGACCGAAGATTTTGCCGTGCTGTCGGAATCCTTGCCCAAGTTTGTGGAGATGGGTGCGCGAATTCCTATGTGGTGGTTTCATGAAAAAAGCGGAATACCCGAGGCCGGTGATAAAGACGAAGTCTTGGTATTGGCTAAGCCGACACCAACAACACCGCCGGAATTGCCGCCACAAGACGCCGCCCTGCGTATTGCCCTTGCTGCGCTTAAAGGCGCTTCAAACAGTCCTCAATCGGCCTTAGATGATGTGTTAAGCGCGATTAATCCGGCGACTCAACAAAGCCAAGCAGAAGCCCTGCTCAAGCCGATAATGGATCGCATACAGGCGGGGGATAACTACGAGGGCATTCAAGACGACCTTAGCGAACTTTACCCCGATCTGGATGTGAGTGGGGTAGAGAACATGCTGACGAGGTTGTTTTTTGTGGCGGAGACGTGGGGGCGGTTGAATAGCTTGTAAGCTGGTGAAGTTCGATGTTGACGATAGTGAACGGAGGTGATTAGCTTCAGGCATTAAGGACAAAACGCAAGGAATTTAAATGGAAGTTAAAGCGGCACATAGTATTTGCTATGAAACGAGCTCCGACATGACGGTTTCAACCGTTGCAAAGAGCTTGCTTGCAAATGAGCGAATGATTATCGAGGCTTGCGGCCTGTTATCTGAGATATTTCCCGATCTTCTAATTGAAAAAAAGACAGTAAAAGTAGGGCGTATACAACATCAAAGTCCACTTCGAGAAGTGCTTTTAGTAAGTATTTTTGTCAGTTTTCAGGAGGAGTTGACTAAGGAGGTACCGGTAATGATAGAGCGTATTTTCGGTAAAGAAATACCTGCTGACATGGATACCATTGTTACTGTCTTAGTTTTTATTGTTGCGACACAGATTATTACAATGGGAATTGAAAAGGCGTTTCCTGGAAAATCAATTCCGAAGTTGAAAAATGAGTTAGAGGATAAAATTGCGATAGCCTCCAAGTTTACTGGCGCTACGAAGGAAGAAATTCGGCTTGCAGTTCAAAATAATTATGCTGAAAGCAGTAAAGGTAGCGCGTTGCTGAATAAAGCCTATGACTTCTTTAGACCATCTAAATTATCTAATGATTGTGCAATTACGACGGAACACGGATTTGAAGTTAGTGAACTCGCAATTATGGAAATTCCAACTGATTTAGAGTTTATGGAACAGGATGATATTCAAACCTATGAAATAGATGGTGCCGTTTTAGAAATTCACCGGACTGATAGGGATTACAACAAGCAGGGGTGGCGAGCTGTATTAAGAGATGTAACTGATAAACCTCTGAAAATGGAGCTTGCCCCAAACCTGAAACCGTCCGATCTATATGGTTCTGTTGAAATAGTCGGGGACGTAATCGTTGTAGAAGAAAAGCAGGTCGATGGAATGTATTTACCGAAGGCACTGCATTTGTTGGCTGTCCACGAGGTAAAGGATAAAAGTTAATGGGGAAAATTTCATGCGTAGTATAAATGCCTGACCAAATTAACCTAGGCTACGCCTTCACCCTTGCCCCCGCCAAAGCCGTGGAATACTTCCGCAGCAAGGGCCATCGCATCTCATGGAACTGGTACGACACTTATCAAGAGGCCAATGCCAAAGCCTTTACCGTGGCCAAGGCGGTGCGCCTTGATGTGTTGCAAGATATTCGCGGCGCCGTCGACGGTGCTATTGCCAATGGCACCACCTTTGCGGAGTTTAAAAAAGACCTTGAACCTACCCTGCGCAATAAGGGCTGGTGGGGTAAGCAAATAGTGGTGGATGCAAACGGCGTTGCCGAGCAGGTACAGCTTGGCAGTGTGCGCCGATTAAAGACCATTTACGGCACTAACCTGCAGACCGCGTACATGGCCGGGCGCTGGAAGGGTATGGTAGAAAATGCCCAAGAGCGGCCCTACTGGCAGTATATTGCCATTGACGACGGCGCTACTCGGCAAGCGCATCGCAAGCTGCACAAGCGGGTGTTCCGGTGGGACGATCCCATTTGGCAAAGCCTATATCCGCCTAATGATTGGGGCTGCCGCTGCCGCGTAAGAGCGCTTACGGCAAAGCAGGTCGAGCAAAAGGGCCTGACGCTTGAAAACTCTGACGGCAAGCTGCGTGAGTCGCTGGCGCTTGTGAGTAAGCGCAGTGGGGAGTTGCAGCCGATAACCGGTTTCGACCTTGGTGGCGGTGAGTTGTTTAAGCCCGGCGCGGGCTGGAGTTATAACCCCGGTGCCGCGCATTGGCAGCCAGACTTAGATAATTACCCTTACGCTACCGCTAAACAATACATTGAAGGCGCCGTCAGCGGCCCGCCGTTTGAGGATTTTTATCGCCGTATTGACCGAGTGGTGAATGCGACCGTAAAAGCAAACCCAGACTTATCACCGGCCTTATTGCTGGATGCGGTTGCGCCGCGCTTGTCTAAAGAGTGGATGCCAGTGGCCTCGCTTGCACCAAACTTGCAGGCGGTGATGGCCGTGCAAACGAATCAAGTGTTGTTAAGCCAAGACACCTTGGCCAAGCAGCTTATTAATCGCGCTGGCCAACCGGTAAGCCTGGCAAGTTATCGGCAAATTCAACACGCCATTAATACCGCGACAGACATTATTCAAACTGCCCGCAATTTGACGTTTTATCATACCGACGGCGATCAGTTGTTTAGGTTGGTGCTAAAGCGTACACAGCCTGGCGAATTGTTTGTGGTGAGTTATCACCCGGCGCGAGCCGGTACCCGTAAAGCAGATATTAAAAAAGGTAAGGTGTTGCGTGGGGGGAATTAGGGGGGCTGCGCCTGATAGCCCAGTGGTTTCTGCGCGCTAGGCTCGCATCACTAGCGTGGTTACACAGCCCTGTCAGGCACAGGGCACACCGCCCTAAGCAGGGACGGCGCGGCATTCGCAGCGAGATTCTTTGCCGCAGAAACTTAATGAGAGTATAGAGCATGAGTACAGTCATATCCATTGAGGTCACTGGCGACGATGTTCAATCTGCGCTGAATGAGTTACTTAAGCAGATTGGTGACACGCGGCCAGCGATGCGCGCCATATCTGAAGTACTGTTAGATAGCATTGAAGACGCCTTCGATAAAGAAGCCGACCCAGAAACCGGCAGTGTGTGGGAGGCGCTCTCTCAGGTCACTATTGATCAGCGCAAGCGTGACGGAAAATGGCCTGGTAAAATGCTGCAGTATTCGCCCGGCGGTTTGGCGTCTAGCTTTAGCGCTAATTATGGCGACGAGTTTGCGGCCGCATCCAGTAATAAGCCCTATGCGGCTATTCACCATTTTGGTGGTATGGCGGGTAAAAATCGCAAGGTGAAAATTCCCGCCCGACGCTACGCTATTCTGTCGCCGTCACACCGCGAGGAAGTGCTCGATATACTGCAGCGCTATTTGGGCCTCTGAGAGCGGCCTCAGTGAATAGTCACTGGCCAAAGTGGCGTTTTTGGCCTGAAATCCTTCATTGCACTCCAGCCCCGAACGCTAACCCTGTTTAAAAGGTGTTTAAATTTGCCTGTACGCGCTGTTGAGGGGTGGCTGGCGGCAACGGTAGCCATAAGCTGGCCTAAATCGCACACAAGGCGATTCTGGCCGAGAAATTGAAATTGCCTCATTGACCTGTTTCGACTACTCTGAGCGCGCTTTTGTAAATTCCCCCGCGACACCTCTTTACTGCTGAAGCGCTTCACCTTATTCACTGCCCCTTGTCCTGAGACGATGGCGGCATGAAACGAATTGCTGCTCTTAAATCCAACGCTGTTTGTGTTGCCGTTTGCGCCCTGCGGGTTCAAGCCGGTATTCCAATGCAGCGTTTAATCCCAGCCGGTACATTTGACGCACCTCGCGGCGCTATGTCTGGCAAGGGCCCCTGGCTGCTAACCGAAGACAGTGCGCGCAAAGTCATTGCCCTTGCAGCTACCCGCAGCACCGACATTGTCATTGATTACGAACACCAAACCCTGCTTGCCGAGCAAAACGGTAAGCCAGCACCAGCGTCTGGCTGGGTAGATCCTAAGTCTTTGGAATGGCGCGACGACGGCTTATACGGCCGTGTTGATTGGAAGGCCGCCGCCGCCAAAGCGATTGGCGACGACGAGTACCGCTATTTATCACCTGTATTCCCTTACGACGCCAACACCGGCGAAGTGCTGGATCTATTACACCTTGCTTTAACTAACTCACCGGCCATTGACGATGCCATTGCTGTTTTGGCGGCTGCACGTATGTCGGCCATGCCAGAAATTAACGAAGAGGACAGCCCCGTGAAACGAGAGCAATTAATCAACACCCTAGGTTTAGCTGCCGACGCCACCGACGCCGACATTGAAGCCGCACTGGCGGCACTGAAGGCAGGCAATGCGGAGCTGGCCGCCCTGCGCGAAGGCTTAGGCGTCGCCGCCGACGGTAATGCCGTTGAAGTGGTTGCCGTTTTAAAGGGCAAAGCTGCCAAGGCCGCCCAGCCAGACATGAGCCAATTTGTGCCTAAAGCGGTTTTTGACGAAACCCAAACCCAGCTGGCCGCCTTAAAAGCCGGTGGCGATAAGGCAGAAGTGGATCGCCTTATTAAGGAGGGCTTGGATGACGGCCGCATTGCCGGTAAGGCCACCGCCGAGTGGTTACGGGAACAAGGTCTTGCGGTGTTAAAAGCGCACTTGCAAGACAGCCCCTCGATTGCCGCGCTTAAGTCTAGCCAGACCCAAGGCAAAAAACCTGACGGCGACGAGCAGCAAGGCGAGCTGAGCAAAGACGAGTTGGCCGTGTGTAAGAACATGGGGATTAACCCCGACGATTTCAAAAAATCCAAAGTCGCTAGCGCCTAAGCGTTGGTAAAAAACGGCTTAACACAGGAGGCACGTCACCGTGACTGCAGCTACTAAAAACCGTAATACCCCGTCGCGTGCAGGTCTTGTTCGCGGCTATCTCATTGCCGCGAGTGTACATGCCTTTGCGGGTGCCATCGCGGTGCTAAATGCCACCGGCTTTGCCGAACCGGCGACCACGGCCACCGGCAAAATTGCTCTTGGTCGCTTTAGCCGAGAATTTGATAACACCGGCGGTGCGGATGGCGCAGCCACGATTGAAGTGGAGCGCGGTTGCTTTCGGTTTGAGAACAGCGCCGCCGCTGACGAAATTACGCTGACTGACATTGGCCAGCTTTGCTACTTGGTAGACGACCAAACGGTGGCGCTCACCGACGGCACCGGCACCCGCAGCGTGGCCGGGATCATTGACGATGTGGATGACAACGGGGTGTGGGTGACGATTGATCCGACCTCTGGCGCGGCGCTGTAAGAGCCGCTTAACTTTTACCCCGAGAGGATTTTTTAATCATGGATTTAACACCGAGTAATTTACAGATTTTATTCCAAGCTTATAACACCGCGTTTCAAACCGGCATGAGCAGCTTGGGTGATGACGGTATGTTGTACAAACAGTACTGCATGGTGGTGCCTTCCACGACAAAAGTGGAGGTGTATCCGTTCTTAAAAACCTTGCCCCGCCTGCGTGAGTGGATTGGCGACCGGGTAATTAACTCGCTGGAAGCGGGCGACTTCAGTATTAAAAATCGCAAGTTCGAACTGACCGAAGGCGTTGACCGCGACGATATTGAAGATGACACCTACGGCTTGTATGGGCCGGTGTATCAGGAGATGGGGCGCAGCTCCAGCGAGCACCCCGTTGAACTGTCGGTAGAGGTGTTAGAGGGCAACCCAATTTGCTACGACGGCCAGCCCTTGTTTGATGCCGATCACCTGGTGCTGGATGCCAGCGGCGAAGAACAGTCCGTCTCTAATGATATGGGTGGTTCTGGCCCAGCCTGGTATGTGATGGATTTGAGCCGTGCGATTAAACCGCTGATTTTTCAAAACCGCCGTACTTACGATTTTCGCGCCATTACCAACTTGAACGACGCTCAAGTGTTTATGAACGACAAGTTTTTATTTGGTGTCGACGCGCGGGTGAATGCTGGTCCTGGTTTGTGGCAATTGATTGTGCGCAGCAAGCAGACCTTTAACGCGGCCAATTACGAAGCGGCCCGCAAGCGCCTTGAAGAATTGAAAGGCGACTATGAGCGACCACTCGGCCTGCGCCATACCCACACCATGATTCCCAATGGCCTGGAAGGCGCCGCTCGTAAAGTCATTGTAAATAGCTTGGCGACCGGTGGTGAAACCAACGAATGGGCAGGCAGCTCAGCGTTGATTAAAAACCCCTGGTTGGCCGCTGCCTAATACCAATAAGACCGCACCTACCCAGGTGATCTTGGCCTCCACTTGCCCACGCGGGTGGAGGCATTTTTAACAAAGGAGCATGACGTGGCACGAGCAAAAAGTACTGTTAGCAAAGCACCAGCGAATAGCCAGCCGACAGCGCAGGCTCAGGTCAGCGCGCAAGCCAGTGCGTCTGAGTCTGTAAGTGCAAGTGTAACTGTAGCTGGCGCTGAAACAGCCGCGACCGTGAACGCCGCCGACAACAAATCACCAGAAAATATGGACGTGCCAGTGCTGGTGATTCGGACTAAGCGCGGCATTACATCGTTTCGGCGCGCGGGCCATCATTTTACCCGCGAAGCAAAAACCATTGCCGCAGATGAATTAAGCGCGGATCAGCTCGACGCTTTGCGCAATGAACCGCGCTTAGAGATTGAACAAGGTTCTGCTGAGTCAGCGCAATGAGCTACTGCACCCGCCAAGATTTAATCGATCGCTTTTCAGAACGAGAAATTCTGGAGCTGGAAAGCAATGCTGATGGTGGCACCGACACCGAAAAAGTCACCCTTGCGATGGCGGATGCCAGCGGTGAGATCGATGGCTATTTAGCAGGCGCGGGCTATGCCACACCCCTCAGTACGGTGCCAGCAATTATTACCGGCTATGCCTGTGACATTGCCCGTTACCGGCTCTATGACAATGACGCCACCGAGCAGGTAACTAAACGCTATGAACTCGCCATTAAGTTTATGCGGGCGGTCGCAAAAGGCGAAGTGCGGCTCACGGCTAATGGCCTACCACTGGACGAATCTAGCAGCGCAGATTTAGTCGGCGAGGCTAGCTTTGAGGGCGGCCGCCAAGTGTTTACTGGCGGTGGTTTTTAATATGGCTGATTTTTTTGTGGTGCGCGACGGCATAAAAGCCCAAATAGAAGCCGCAGTGCCGGAAGTGCGCCGTGTTTACTTTGCAGAGGATCTCGACGGTGTGAAAGAGGCGAGCCAAATCACGCCCGCCGTACATTTACTTTACCAAGGATATTCACCTGCTCAAGCCGAGCGTGCGCGAGTTGATATTACCCTCGATCAAGTGTGGGCGGTTGTCTTAGTGCTGCGCCAAGCTCAGGGCGATTACGGCGGCGGTGAAATTCTAGACAAACTGATTCAAGCACTTCATGGCTTTCAACCAAATGGTGCAGTTATGAAGCTGGAACTTACCAGCAGTTCATTTTCACCTAGCTATCGTCCTCGGGTCGCTTATTACCCGCTGGCGTTTTCTACCCGAGTCATTAACCGTAAAGGAGCCTAAGCAATGGCGACGAAAAACTATTCTTACATTGGCAGAGGCCTGATCTACGCTGGCGAAGTTGGCAAGGCGCTACTGCCTGTTGGCAATTGCTCAACGCTAACGTTTGCCGCAAGCGAAACAAAGATAAGTCAGCCGGACTACACAACCGAAGGGGGCGGGTCGGCTAATTCTGTCTCATGGATTGACGAAGTCACCGGCGCCATGACATTGCTTGATATAAGTCCGAAACACTTATCTCTCGCTTACCGAGGCACCACACGCGAGGTGGCAGGCGGGGCTAACGTAACGGACGAGCGACACACCGCTTTTCCGGGTGCCTTGGTTGCGTTTAATGATACGCCTGATATCAGCACCACGTCAGCCATAGATGTAACCCTAGATCCTGATGGGACGCCTGTGGCCCTGACCGAGGGTACCGACTACGAAGTCACTCGCGCAGGGGTGGTCTTTCTCGATGACTCGGCGAACATTACCGACGCCGTCGATGGTCACGAGGTTGGCATTGATTACCCCAAAGCAGAAAGCGTGGTAATGGAGGCGCTCGTTTCGTCTGGGAAAGAGTATCGCTTTGTTTTTGACGGGCTAAATCAGGCGCAGTCAGGTAAAGCGGTGACGATTACCGCGCACCGGATCAAGTTTTCGCCTACCGCTGGAACCAGTTTTATTGGTGATGAGTTTGCCGAGTTGCCTCTTGAGTTTACGGCTTTATCCGACAGTTCAATCTCCGGGGCGGACATCTCAAAATTCTTCAAAGTTGCAATAGAGCAATAAGTTTGGGTGGGCAAGGCCCGCCCAAACCCTTTAAACACCGTTTTATCATTCAGGAGTAATGACCGTGAGCGAAGCCGCAAAGCAAAAATTGGTAAAAGTGAAGTTAAATCAGGCTCACACCCATCAGGGCAAGGAGCACAAAACTGGCGCGACGATTGAGGTGTTGCCGCACACCGCAAGCTACATCGAAAAGCACAAAATCGGTAGCCGCATCTAAGCACTCTATTGATGCTTTAAGGGGCGGCTTGTACGCCCCTTGTTCATTCCTCGATGTAATCTGTTCGACCTGGAGCCTGCGCCGTGGAGCGTAACCTTGAATTATCCGTCAAGCTAAAGACTGCCGTTGCTGGTCTCGCCGAAATTCAAAAGCTGATCGGTGAGATTGATGACGTGGGTGGCGCGACCGAGCTTGCCGCTGGTCGCAGCCGTGCTTTGTCTGACGAAATTCAAAAGCTGGAGGATTCCCAGCGTTTAATCGATACCTTTCGCGATATTCGGGTCGAGGTTAATAAGGCCGGTGAGGAGCTGGGCAACGCTCAAGCCGAGGCGCAGAGGCTAGCGCGGGAGCTGGCGAATACCAAACAGTCAACTAACCAGCTGCAAAAAGACTTCGATAGTGCCGGTGCCGCTACAGCTCGCTTCAAAGATGAGCAGGCGCAGCTCTCCGTCGAGCTTAAAAATCTTAAAAAGAGTCAGGCTTTAGTAGACCAGTTTCGCGATCTACGGCTTGAGGTAAATAAGACCGGTGAAGAACTGGAGGCAGCACAGAAAAAGGCGCAGCTGCTCGGACGCGAACTGTCCAATACCGAAAAGCCGACCAAGAAGCTGCAAGGCGACTTTGATAAAGCGCGCAAATCGGTAGTGCGCCTTAAAGACGAGCAAATCGCGCAGATACAAGCGTTACAGCACAGTCGTGCGGAATTGGACAAGGTCGGTATATCGTCACGCAAACTAAACGACGCGCAAGCCAATATACGGCGTTCAGTGCAAAGCACGAATGAAGAAATACAGCAGCTCGCTGTTAGGCTAAAAGAAGCTCAAGCTGAATCGAAGCGGCTTGCTAAAGAGTTGTCAAACACAAGCCAACCCACCAAAAAATTAGAGCGTGATTTTGATCGCGCTCGCAAAACTGTTCAGCGATTAAAAGATGAGCAGTTAGAGCATATTCAAGCACTGCAACGCACCCGAGGGGAACTAGACAAAGCCGGAATATCGTCAAAAAACTTGAATGCAGCGCAGGCCAGTGTCCGCGATTCAATGGCGAGGACGACTAACGAAGTTAAGAATTTAGGCGCGCAGCTAAGGTATACGCGGGGTCAGGCCGCCAAGAAGCTTGCCGACCCAACGGACAATCTTGAAAAAGGGGCGCGATCCGCCGGTAATGAAGTTGAATCTCTTGGCGCTAAGGTAAAGCGGGCCGCGACGATTGCGATTGGCAGTGCAGCGGCCTTTTTTGGTATTCGTGAGGCGATTCGAGGCATCACTGGCATCGTTAAAGTGGGTGGTGATTTTGAGATCCTGCAAGACCGCCTAGAGTCGTTAACCGGATCCGCAGAGGCTGGCGAAGAAGCGTTCGCGTGGATTAAAGATTTTACTGAAAATACGCCGTTCCAGCTTAATGAAGTAACCGACGCCTTTGTCCGAGCGAAAGCGTTTGGCCTCGACCCAATGAATGGCACGCTTAAAGCTGTGGCCGATCAGGCAGCCAAAACGGGTGGAGGGATCGAGTCGCTCAACGGTATTGTTAGCGCTCTCGGTCAGGCTTATAGCAAAGGTAAGCTGCAAACCGAAGAAATGCTACAGCTGATCGAGCGCGGCGTACCCGCCTGGGATTTACTCGCGGAGGCAACCGGGCGCAGCACCAGCGAACTGCAAAATATGGCAAGCGCTGGGCAGTTGGGGCGCCGAGAAATACAGCTACTGATTGATCAGCTCGGTAAGTCGGGTGCGGGAGCCGCTGAGAAACAAATGAGCAAGCTGCAGGGGCTTGTCTCGAACCTGAAAGATACCTTTGTTGAGTTTCTTAACGACGTAAACAATGAAGGTTTGCTGGAGTACGTTAAGGCTCAAATCAAGGATCTTGCCAGTGCATTTGAAGAGATGCGCGCTAACGGCGAGCTGCAGGAGTGGGCAAAACGAATTTCGGATTCGATTATCTCCTTTGCCGAGGCAACCAAGGCCACCGTGTTTGCGATAACCGAGCATATTGGTGTTATTACCTTGCTTGGTAAGGCGTACGCAGCCCTAAAACTTTCTAATCTTGTTACAGACATTCGTAATGTGGCTGGCGCTATGGTTGGCCCACTTGCGACTGGTGCTGGCGCAGCGACAACAGCAACCCAATTCCTGTCGAGGGCGATGCGCGCTATTCCGTGGCTCGCAGTATTTAATGCGGCCCAGAACACCGCAGAAGCTTATTTTAAGATGCGGGACGCTCAGCGCGAGCTGGCGAAGTCCGAAGCGCTAGGCGCAGAAGTTAAAGAGCGTGCACTTGAACAGCTGCGGGAATTTAATGAACAAACCGGACTTAACGCCCAAACCACAAAAGAAGCGATCCGGCTCCAGGATGAAGGGATCGTCATTCTGGATGAGTACACCGGAAAATGGCGCCTCGCCTCGCAAGAAATCTCGGCAGGCGAAAAGGCTCAGCGCGCCCAAGCGGCGGCCGCAAAATCGGCGCGCGCCGATTTGCTCGCCCTTGATGCCACGGTAAGCAACCTTACTGGAAAATTCAAAGAGAGCCGCAAAGGTGGCGAGGATCTCGATAAGTCGATCGCTGAGATGGCCGATTCAGCCCTTAACAGCGGGGCTGGCGGCATATCAGAACTATCACTTGCTATTGAACGACTTGCCATTGAAGGGCATGCCACCCGCTCAGAGTTATCGGAAGGCTTAGGTTCTTATCTTGAGGGGCTGAGTAAGGAAAAATACACAGCATTTGGCGAGGCTGTATCCGACGAATTAAAGCGGATCAAAGAAAGCGCGGATAAAACAACGAACCGCCTGTCGTTTATGCAAACGGTACTAGAGGCGAGTTTGGTAGCGGCTGCGAAGCGTGCTGGCGTCGATATTGGACAAGTTTTAAAGGGCATAGACAAAGAGGCGCAAGCGTCGATAGGTGCGTTTACAAAACTAGCAGAAGAAATCAGTCGATCGGCATTAGCTGGCGACGAGGCCGATAAACTGTTGTCGGCTGGCCTAGCGAATACACTGAAGAATCTGGACAGCACAGAAGAGATTGAGGCCACGATCCTTGCACTAGATGCCTTGGGCGCGGCGGGAGTGCTGTCGTCAGGCCAGGTCGCTGAATTAACAGCGCAATTAAAGACCCGCGCGCAAGAAATTAAAGCCGCATTAGACGAGGCCGAGAAGAAAGCTCGCGCTCTTGGTGATACTGGTAAGACTGCGGGGAATGATATTGCCGGCAGCATGGACGATGCAGCAGAGTCGGTTCGCGAGCTGGGTAATGTAGCAACCGAGGCTGAGCGCAAAATAGGTGATACTGCAACACGGGCTAGAGGTATTGCTGGTGGTTTGGCAGCCTTCTACAACACAGTTACGGCAAACCTAGTAAGCCTAAGCCAAAAGGCCCATGACGCGTTTCAAGGCGCGACTGGTGGACAGGCTGCACTTGATAGCATTGACGATTACCGTTCAAAGCTTGAGGGCGTAGAAAAGCAAATTCAAAGTATGACGCGGGCGGTGTATGTCGATCGCACTGGAATTATTAACTGGATGCGCGGCACCTCCCTTGCCGCTGCAACGGTCGAAGCTGATTTCTATCGCCAAAAAATTGCCCTTGATGACCTTGTCCGGAGCATAGAAACCGGCGGACTCGCTGGCCGCAATATGACGGACTCTATTGACTCGCTAGGGCGTCGCTTCGACCTTCTCGATGATCAAGACTTGTCGCGCCTACAAGGTGCTATTCAGCGGGTTCAGGGTGAAGTGCTAGGCCTTAACGATTCACTCCAGGACACCATATCAAGCCTTAAACAAGAACTCGCGAGCCTGCAAGGCGACAACGAACAGCTTGAGCAATTACGCTATCAAGAGCAGCGTCTCGAGCTAGAAACCCAGCTCCAGCGCGCACGAGGTCTCGGTGATCGTGAAGCAATAGCCGCCGCTCAGGAGGCGCTCAAACTATCTCAGCAGGCTTACAACCTTCGAGTAGCCGCTGCCAAACAACGCAGCGATGAAGAAAAGGCCCGCGCCGCTGCTGATGCTGCCGCGTTAGAGCGCCAGCGTCAGCAGGACGAAGTTAATCAGCGTGAACAGCAGTCACAAAAGGCGCGGGATACCCGTCAAGAGCAGATCGGGCAAAGTATCAAACTCGTTTTACCCAAAGGTGGTGAGGCCAAGCTCAGCGGCGACTCCGACGACATCAACAAGCTGCTTGATTTTCTGGCGGACGCAGGACTAAGGACAACAGCGCAATGACACTGGACGAAATCGATCTTTCAGACAATTTGATCTGGCCGGATGAATACCAGTTCAACCAGATCGAGCAGTTCCGTGATCGCAGTTTGACTGGCGGACTAATTATTCAGGAAGGACTAAAGCAGTACGGTCGGCCGATTACGCTGGAGGGCTGGCTGTCGCGATCAGTCGTGGAAGCGCTTGTCGCAAAGGAGGCAGTCGTCGGAGTGGTAATGGATTTGGTGCTACCCGATGAACGCGTGTTTGCCGTGACGTTTGATCGCAATAATGTCGCCGTCGAGGCGCGTCCAATTTTCCCCTACACCAAGGCGAGTACAGATCCAGCGTGGTACTACGACGTTGTGCTGCGCTTAATTACGGTAGAAGGAGTATAGCAAGTGGCCATTACCAGCGACGACATAAAATTAATGCAGCCAGAGCGGCTGACAGAGAATTCCGACGGTGGCGGCCAAATGACCGGGCTGCCAGTGATCGACGGCGACATAAACAATCTGTTTGATGATGTGTCCCGGATCGACCGCACTTACGGCGATGTCAGTTTACGTAAAGCTTTTTTAAAAGTGGATACGCCCACGGCCGATCTTTACCTTGATGCGCACAGCATTTTAAGTGCACAGCCTGCCGACCCCAACGTCACTGGCCTGCTGTTCACAACCGAGGATTTTTACGACGAGCGCGCCTCGGCCCGCTCGCGTGTTGAGTCGTTTGTTGTGCCGGGGCCAGTGCTGACGCTACAGCTGAGGGGCACGCAGCTCAAGGGGCAAAAATCGATTATCTGTTATGCCCCGCGTGTAAATAACGCTAAACCGCCAGAAATTGGACAAACATATATGCTGCAAATAGAGGATGACTTGTCGACCCAGCAATTTATAAAAGCACTCAATGTTGAGTCATCGAGGGAAGTATTTTCGTACTATAACCAGAATACGGTCGTTAATTTTACGGCTGATCAGTATGTGCTGCAGCTATCGTCGGCGCTGGTTAGAGACTACCCAGCTAGTGACCCAAGCCCGCTGGCAGACAACGCATCGCGCATACACGGCACCCAACCAGCATCGTCGGCAAAATATTACGGCTCGACTCGGCTCGCCGATGATGTGACCGCAGGCGCCACCAGCGTTGTTGTTACCGACACCTTTGCACCGATCATTCCCACCGCAACAAGCGAGACGCCGTTTATTGATCAGCGCCCCGGTGGTTTCGTCAGTCAGGTCATTGCGGCAGGCAATACCGAGATCGATATCAGTGTTGATGTCGTGAGTGGGACGAGTGTCACCATGCCGATGGCAATTATGCCTGGAACTCTCACCCTTGATGCAGGCGAAATCTACACCGACAAGGGTGGCGTGTTCGTTGATTCCGGCGGCTCTCAAGGGGTCTATGAAGGCAGTACCATTAGCTACGAGTCCGGCATTATTCAGTGGGGCAGTACCGCGCCATCCGGCACCCGAACAATCAGCTATATTCCGGGCGCGCTGCGCCAGCAATTGCCGAACACAGGCAAAATTGAGATCGACGAAACGAACCGCAATTTTAACTACGTGTTAAGCCTTGATCCGCCACCATCACCGAAGACCTTCTTTGCGAGCTATCAATACCTCGGCAAGTGGTACGACATTTACGATGACGGCAGCGGCGTGCTCACTGGTGATGGCAGCGGTCAGGTTAGCCATGCCACCGGTTCGGCTGTGCTTACATTGCAAGCGCAACCGGACGCGAACTCCGTTATTTTTTACCGCTGGGCAGAGCCGAGTATTTACACCGAGGACGCGGCCAATAGCTTTAGCAGCACCGCGCCAGTGTACTTTGGCTTGAGTCATGGCCAGGTCGTTGCGGGGTCGGTCACGCTGTCGTGGGACTCAGGCGGCAACCTCAAAACGGCCACCGATGCGGCGGGCGACGGCGTGCTCAGCGGCGACGCCAGCGGCAAAATCAATTACGCCGCCGGGCTTATTGAAATTACATCGGCACCGTCGCCGGATGGTAACTGGACGATCGATTACACACACAAAGACGGTGGCGAGTTGTCTGCCGCTAACGCATTGCCGAACAACACCGATCAAAGCGATATAGCCCTCACCACGGCTGCGAATATCGAGCCGGGATCTGTGCGCTTTACATTGGAAAAGGCCATTTTGCGGGAGACCCGCGACGACAATAATATTTTGTTAAGCAGCTGGTATTACCGCCAACAGCATCAGCTTAGCGATAACGGCCAAGGCAATATTATTGATCGCCGGGAAAATATTGTGGCGGGTACGGTTAATTACACGACTGGGGACATCACGGTTACCGGCTCCCTATTTTTGCAAAGCATTAACAGTTGAGGTAAGGCATGAAAAACAAAGCGAGCCTAATCAATGGAACGGGTGGGGGCGGTGCAGCATGGCTTAATCAGTCCATCGTCTACACTGCTGAGCCTGCAATACAACACATTACTGAGGGGAGCACGACGGTTTATTATCAGCTTGCGGCAGGTTCAGAGAGCGCGGCTCAGGATGTGCGTGTAGCGTCTGACCAAGCGTGGAAATTTCGGTTATCTACCGAGGGGCAGGTCGTGCCCGGCAGTGTTGTTTTAGAAATTGACGGTGTTTATTGGTTTGACGATGGCGGTGGGCGCTTGCTGCGCAACTACAATGCCAGCACGGGCGTCGGCACCGTCGATGGCTCAATCGATTACAGCACCGCAACGGTCACGATTAACCATTACTCAGGGCGGCCCCTCACTGCAACAGTGACGCCAATCGCATGCTTAATCGGTGACGACTGGAGCGTTATAAAAGCCTCGGAATTCCGCACGATTGCTGCGCCATTGCGGCCCAACGGATTCAATGTGCGGGCAAATGACCCCGCAACAAATACGCAGTACAACGGTAACGCCGACAACGAAGGCACGGTTACCGGGGACGGTATTACGGGATCTGTGAATTTACAAAATGGGGTCGCGTCACTGACATTTCCGTACCCAGTGTTGGCGTCAACATTGTTTTATAACGCGGTGAGCTATAAGCAGATCCCGCTTAATCCCGATATTCTTGGCCTTGATCCGGTGCGCTTGCCAGCCGATGGACGGGTTCCAATTTTGCGTGATGCCGATATTCTGGTTTTGACGCATACCCAAAGCGATTTAATCGACACGCCCAGTGACGGCCTGGTTATTAATGCCGGGCGAGACAAGCTTTATGACGCGTGGATCGAGGATGAAACAGGTGTCCGACTCGCCGCAGCGCAATACACCACCGATCTCGACGCAGGCACGGCAACACTTGCAAGCCCGTTTACAGCGGAAGACGAGGAGAGCAATGCACTGACCGGCGACGTGTATTTTGTGCATCGCGTTGACGACATGGCGCTGTGCACTGAGGCCCGCATCGACGGCACCTTGCAGCTTGCGCAGCCAATTTATCATGACTTACCTGCCGCAGATACGTGGGTCGCCTCAGCAGTGTATCTCGGCAATTTGCGCGCGCGAGTAAAAGACTGGGAAAGCTACACGACTGACCCCGGTGACTACGACGGCGCAGGCACGCCGACGAACGCGCAATACAACTTAATCGCTTATCCCGTTGCAATCGATAATCGGGGAAGTGTTCCTGATCGCTGGAAAATCAAATTCACATCCACCACGTCTTTTGATCTGTTCAGCGAGCACCGTGGGCTTATTGAAAGCGGCAGCATTGCGGTTGATTTTAGCCCGGCCAATCCGCAGACCGCGACCCCTTACTTTACGATTAAAGCGGACGGCTGGGGCACGGGCTGGAGCACAGGCAACACCGTGCTCTTTGATACTGATGCTGCCGCCGCGCCGCTATGGCTGATCAGAACCGTGTTGCCGGGCCTCGCGACCGTTGATGATGATCAAATGAAAATAGAGCTGCGGGGAGACCACAATTAATGACCGTGACAATTTATAAAAGCACCGATGCCAATGCGCCAGCGTTGCCAAGTTCGTCGGCAGAGTCGCCAGCATGGCTAATGAATTTGCTTAAAGCGTGCCTTGTTGATGGTTACACGGGCAAGGCTGCCGCAGGCTGGGCGCTCGACTATCAAGACACAACAACAGGCAAAGAGCGGATAGGCCTTAGTAATGGCAATGGTGTTGTGGAGTTTGTTGTTTGGGATATTAATGGTGTGGGTGTAATGATTTGGGACAGCATTACAACACCGGGAGTGGGCGCTCTAAAAGCCGATAACTTTGCAGATGTTATAAGCGATGGCGTTAATGGCCTTAAGCATTCATGCAAGCCCCTGCCGGGTGTTGCCTCTGAGGCTATGGCGGGGATTTATTGTAATTACATAAATAATCCTTCAATTGTCGCATGGACAATTTACGCGAATGACAAGGCGGCATGGGTGCGTTTCCATTATCCGGAGGGTCACGCTACTGCGGAGGCGGGCGATTCATTAAATTACGCTGGCTCTTATCATCCGGTATTTTTTATTGGCGCATTAAAAAGCCCGGATTTGGCGCGCGACGACTTTGGTAACTTTACAGTGATGTATGGTTATCAAGCCAGTCCGGCAGGTAACATATCATCCTCAGGAAATGAAACTGCGATCTACGCTATATCCTTGCGCACGCCAATGGGAACTGTACCGAATTTTGCTGCGAACGCATCGCTTTTTGATTACTCAGTGCCGTCAGTTGAGCAATACAATCTAAATCCGTATAGCTCTATGCGAACGCTTTGCCCAGTACTCTTCTATTACCTTGGTGATGATGAGCCGCGCCCAGCCGCAGTCCTAAATTCGGGGCATGGGCGCTACACTTATGCTCAGCTGCCGGGGGTTGTAACACTGGCAAATAGTATTAATTCATACGGTGGCTTTTGGGGCTTATACAGCGCTGAAAACGCCATGACGTGGAATCAGCAGGAGGTCACGATAAATGGGCTGGCAATGATGCCCTTTGGTTTTTCCAGCGGAAACGGTGATGGCTATGGGCTAACTGATGACGCGAGTTGGTGGCCATAATGACAATTCAATATTTGAGCTGCGCCATTGTCGAAAGCCCTTATATTCTGTGGGTTGACTATGCGTTGACGGTTGTCGATGACTCCCCCGATGACGTAATTCCCTTGCGAGCTTGGATTAATAACACGCCGTCGTTTGCGGCGGGGGTAAGGTCAGGCGCTAGCGTGCTGCGCCTTGCTCCGGCCTATCTTCCGCAGTTCATCACTTTTATGGCAATAAAAGGCGATGGGCAAAAAGTGTATTTCTCCCGCGATATCGACCTCTTAAACGATGTCGCGATAACGATCTACGCAATCGATGAGACCGGGGCAGGCCCCGGCGGTGGCGGTGGCCAAGCGCACATTGCGGGTACGGTGACTATTGACGGTATCGCCGCCGTGCGTGACGTGATTATTATTAGCGACGATAAAGCCAATGGCCGCACCGTGCTCGCCGAAGGCAGCAGCGCGGGCGACGGCAGTTTTGATATTAACTATACCGATTGGGGCGGCGCTGTTATTGCGCTTTCCATAGACGAATACGGGATCGCGTTTTCGCCGGAAACCGCCCTTAATAGCGGCGAGATCGTCCATCCCACAAGCCCGAACGGCTACGTTTACGAAGTAACGGCAGCGGGCACCACTGCCGCCAGCGAGCCGAGTTGGCCGACAAGCGGTAGCGTACAGAGTGGCAGCGCGACGTTTAATACAAAACCCTATTATCGACCTATCGCTAGCGGGCCACTAACAGGTGAGCTGCTGCCATGACGTATATAGTCGAGCCGTGGGATGGCGTCGATCTGCCATTTTCAATTGCGCCGCATAGCGTCATTGACCCGCTGTTTGTCGAACTGAATTTCGAGCGCAATTTCGACCCGCTGCCTTGGCTGTCGCCACGCTTTCATGCCGAGTGGCGGGCGCGCTTACAAAGCGCAGTGACAAAACAAGGCGAGTTTACCTTTCCGTCTGTGGCGGCTGATCGCGCAGATCATCACAGCGGCGCGGTGTGGGGGCAGGCTGATTTCACCGCAGCGCCTAGCGCACTACTGTTTGCTGCGGCAGAAAAAGGCGATGTAATTCGCGCTGGGGTGTGGGGTATTGCTGAGCAAAAGGCCAGTGCATTGACGCTAATGTGGAACCGCACTGTGATCGCGGACGCCATGAATTTGCAAAGCTGGGATCAGGGCACGGCCATCGACCTTGTTAATTATTCGGCCCGCTGGAAGGTGAGTGGTATTGCCGACGCGGCGCGGTCGGCGTCATGGTTTAGCGTTAATTTGGTGGGTAAAGTTTACAACGACGCTGCCGCAAAAATGGCCCTACACAATACCGATAATGCGCTCGGCGTGGTGCTTAATTTCTCTGGCGATCCAAATCGGCTGCCAAGCCCCGTGGCAGTGCAATTCGCTTTTGGCTATGTGCCCCACGCACGGCCGAGTGTGCCCCACGACATCTCAAACACAATCACTGCGCGCCAAGCGAGCCCAAGGGATGCTATTGACCGGATACCTTGGGGCCGTGGCGACAGCATTTGGCTCGACTGGAATTTGCCCTATCCGGTAGATCCAAATTTACCGCCAGGGCCGGAACCCGGCGAGATCCCAGACATTAAAGTGGTATACCTCACAATGAACACACTACAGATCGAAACCATCATCGGTGAAATACCGCTTGATGTGCAGGACGTTGGTATTAGCCTCGATATCGACTCGCTGAGCTGGCAATTTAGCGGCACGGTGTACGGCGAAGCTTCGCTTTATCTAATCAAGCCCGACGAGGGCGGCATGAAAGAGATTAGCGTTACGATCAACGGCCACAACTGGCTGATTATGATCGAACGCTATTCTAGCGACGAACAGTTTCCGACGAAGAAGTTTAGCATTAGCGGCATAAGCCGAACGCAATACATGGCAGCACCGTTTGCGCCGACGCGATCCTACACCAATGCGATCGCCACGACCGCAAAGCAGGCGTGTGAAAACGAACTGGCCAGTACAGGCTTTACGCTTGTATGGGCGCTGGGTGGTGATGCCGACCTGCCGGACTGGACTATACCCGCTGGCGCACTGAGCTATCGTGATCGCAGCCCCGCCCAAGTGATCGGGCAAATTGTAAAAGCGGCGGGCGGCGTAATGATCCCGAGCCGTAATAGCGACGCGTGGACAATACAGCCCCGCTATAGTACCCCGTCTTGGCAGTGGAGCGGCGTCTCACCTGACGTGGTTATCTATATCGGCATGGTGCGCAGCAGATCTGCGACCTTTGAACCGGGGCCAAGCTTCGACGCATGCTATGTAAGCGGCATTAACCAAGGTGAGGCCGTTGATGTACGGCGCCAAGGTAGTGGGGGCCTAAACCCAATGCCAGACATATACGACGACCTGATAACCGACGCCCAGCCAGCAATAAGCCGTGGCAAGGTCGAGCTATCCGCCGCAGGCAATAAAGTAATCGAAACCCTGTCTGTACTGATCCCCGAAAATGCCGCCGCGCCAGGCATTATCACGCCGGGCCAAATAGCTAAAATCATCCATGATGACGCCGAGCTGGACTATTTCGCGTTAGTGCTATCGACACGAATCTCCGTGCAGCGCGCTGGTGCTGCCGAAATCTATCAAAGCGTAACGCTGGAGCGTGCGGCATGAGTACCCGTAATCCCTGGCTAAAGTTCAGCAAGCTCTTAAAAGGCGAGGGACGCACCGTCGTCACCGTACAAAGTAATAACGGCGACGGCACCAGTACGGTCACCACCCGCGACGGTACAAGTATCAAGGTGAAGGGCGAGGGCGTAGCCGCGACCAAAAAGGCAATAATAGAAGGCGGCGAGCTGCGGTATGAAGTGCCGAATCTTAGTAGCTCTGTTGTTGAGGTGTAAATAGGAAAGAGACAGCGAGTGGCATGGTGCGGGAACACCACGCCACCCGCCCACAGTAGTAAGACTGTGAGCCAAGGCTGCCCCGCTCGACGTCGAGCAAAGGGAGCCTACCAGATTTTTATTGGAGGTTCACATGCAGGAAATACGATGTAGCCGGTGTAATCGGTTACTTGCGAAAGCAATTTATACAGTTATCGAGGCCAAGTGCCCTCGGTGCAAGTTCTTTAACAATATGAGTGCCACGAGCACCGCGAGCGCCCAGAGCGCCACGGAAGGTGCTCGTCATGTACACAATACACAACCGCGATTGTCTAGCGGTGTTGGCCGAGATGGAATCAAATAGCGTCGATCTGGTTGCGACCGATCCACCGTATTATCGCGTTAAAGCAGATGCTTGGGACAATCAGTGGGTAAGTCAGGGCGAGTTTTTAGCCTGGCTTGAATCGGTAGTAGTGGAATGCGTTCGCGTTCTTAAGCCAACCGGCAGTCTTTACTTGTTCATGGGACCAAAAATGGCCGCACCGGTGGAACGGATGATTGCGAAACACATGGTCGTTGAAAATCACATAGTCTGGATTAAACCAAGTGGTATGCATAAACGGCAGCGCCGAGCCAGCTTGCGGCGCTATTTCCCTGCCACTGAACGGATTATATTTGCTACGCAGCGTAACTACTCTGAAGCCAAGGCACAGCATAAGGCGGTATCTATCGCTTGCGCGCCAATCATTGATTACCTCCAGAAAGCATTAAGTGACGTTGGGCTGACCCAGTCTGATGTCGATCGCGCTTTGGGTATGCAAATGGCGGGGCATTGGTTTGGTCGGTCGCAATGGCGACTACCGACGGAGGAGCAGTATGCTCAGCTTCAGCAGCTTTTTAACGGCACGTTAAAACGGTCTTACAAACGGCTTAAAGCGGAATGTAACCGCTTAATGAACGACACTGAAAAGCCAGCAAAGCGGCATTTTGATGTGGATGGCCGCGACTGGTACACCGACGCGTGGGTGTGCCAGCCCGTGCAGTTTTACCCCGGCAAACACCCCTGCGAAAAGCCAATGGCCATGATGGAGCACATCATCACCGCCAGCAGCCGCCCCGGCGATGTGGTGTTCGACCCGTTTATGGGAGGAGGGACGACGGGGGTAGCTGCGATCGGTGCCGGGCGCCGGTTTATTGGGTGTGAGTTGGATGAGGGGTACTACCAAAGTGCGTCGAAACGGATTTGTACATTAGGGCGTGATTAACTTGAATGGGGTAGTCTTAAAGGATAATACATTGGCCAAAAACGCTGGGTATTCACTATGTGATGTCGTTTTAAGTGAGCGTGTTATCCATAAATTGCCCGAATTGCGACATTAGCGGCCAGGCGCTGTTTTAATATGGTCAATGCATTTGAATAGTAGCGTCTACCTGACGAGTTACTTAACTCATTGAAATTTATAAAAAACGAGATATGATCAAGAGAAAAGGATATTTAGCAGAAATAAAAGGAACCACGAATTATGCAAGAACCAAGTTACGGAATGATCCCTGTAAGTGATTTTGCGACTGAAAAAGGTATTGCCGTTGAAAAAGCAATAGAAATGATAAGGGATGGATTCTATTCTGGTCGGAAAATTGGTGACTCTTGGTATGTGGAAAAATCCGAGTTGTCTCAAGAAGCATCTACGATACAAAAGCCAAGTGAATCTAAAAGTTCAAGTAAAAAAATGCTTTTCGTTGTTGGTCTTGTAGTATTCGCGGCAATCTATATTGCTTTTTTGGCCCCTAAGTATCAAAAAGATAAAGTTGTTGGTCTTCTCACTGCCGCCACGGATGAGAGGAAGTGCTTCAGTTTCCATAAAAATAGTCTGAAAGATCCAGAATCTGCCTATCTTGTTGATAGCTACACTTGGACTAAAGAAAATGAGATGAAATACGCTTCTGGTTCTTCTAACCCCGTATTTAAAGAATATGATGCCGTTCTTAGGGTTAAGCTGCAGGCCAAAAATGGATTTGGTGCATATGGGGGCCTAATAGTCGAGTGCCCTCTGAAAAATGGTAAGTTCGATAGGCATTATGCTTCTATGTGGCAGATCGAAAATATGTACAAGTAAATAATTTCTAATCGGGTAGCCGAGTGTTTCTAACTCTCAGACCCACAGCACACTGACCACACAAAGTTTTTCAACATCCACCTTTACCAATAACGGCCCTCGTTTGTGCGCTGCAAAAACTGCTAGGCCATAAGTTGGCCAAAAAAGGGCATCTTATAGGTGAAAATCGACAGATGGGTCATATTGTGGTGCTGTAGAACTGAAAGTAAGTAGGGGGGAACACTGTCGCGATTAAATAGGCGTGATGTCGCGTTTTTTTCGGCGCGCTACAGCAGATGTGGCGATGGTGTCGTGCCGATCGCTTTATTACCAATTACTTGAAAAAGTAGTCTCAAAATTACGCACACCGTGAAATTCGGTGCTATATCTCGAGTCTTAGCGAGTGGGTTTTAAAGGGTAAATAATGGTGCCAGGAGAGGCGTTGAATAATTGACTTAACACACTGTTTTATATAATAAAAAAATAGTGGTTTTTAAAAAGTACCCCCAAAAGTACCCCCAAATAAGCAAAGTACCTCCTGTAATCGCTCTGATTTTCTAAGATTAAACTTTGGTAATTCTGGTAATGCCGGCTAGGTTTCGTGGCTAAAGCTGAATTGCATACAGGGAGGAGGTGTTCTGAATACAACCCCCTTTAGAAAAACCGGCTATCTGTAAAAAGGACGGGGCACGAATTACCCGTGTGTACCACCCCTTCAGGAGTACCTTTTGCTTTGGGTCGATATGTAGCCAAGCCAGATCAGATACCCCCCCTCCTGAAATTCCCGCTCGTGCCAGAGAAAGTAGGAGGGCGGTCTAGGTTCGTAAGCCCCTGTAGTTTTGACTGGCCCCCGGTGCTTCTAGGTGGTGAATCTCTTTTCAATTAGCTCTACGTAAAAATATCATTAGGGGTGCGGTGTCGGAATACCAGTGCTGGAGCTTTCGACCCACCCCCTCCTATAAAAATTGGTACCTGTGAATTTACTCTTTGAGCGGCGGTGTCAGTGATCGACTTGCCACGCTTTGGTGGTTCCTTTGGCAGGGCTTGGCTGTCAGATTTGCGTGGTTATTACGCGGGGATTGAATTGCCTTTCGCTGATCGCAGTATGATTTAAAACTTAGTGGGGGGCGGGGTGGTGTGAGGTTTTTGGGGTTAATGTCTAGGGGTGGGGTAAAAGTGGTGGGAACACTGGGAAACTGGGAATCCCTTTGTAACTGGTTGAATAGTAATGACTTATTTGTTCCCAGTGCTTTCCGTAGTTGTTCCCAGTTCCCGGCCACTGGGAACATTTTTAGCGGACTATATTCAACAGTGTTGGACGGGGCTGGTTGTCGCTGGCTAGTAGCTTGATATAGCCACGAATGTTTACCCTTTAATCAGTGAGGCCCTCGTAATGCTTCGATTTCTTCGCGCTCGCTGTTGATCTTGTTGGCCCAATCGTCGGCTAGGTATTGCCCAATTTTAGCGATCTCTAAAGCGAGGTGATTGCTAGTAGTAGGGCTGTTGTCGGCTAGTTTTATGATTGCTTGGAACAAGCTTCCGAGATCCTTAACGCAAGTGTGGCCAAGGTCGGCAGCATCAGCGGCCATCAGAAGGGCCGCTTTTGGTGTGATATTCGTCATAATGAATTCCTGTGGGTTTAAAGGGGCCACCCCCGTGAATGCTAAATCGGTGGAGTAGCCATTCAGGTAGGATGTTGTTCTGCTCGCTAAGCTTTAGGGCTGTGGCCGTGAATAAGCATTTGTGCTTGTCCGATTAATGCCTCAAGAGCACCAATAGCATTAAGCAAAATGCTGTTGTTCAAGAGGTCAGGCGGCCCGTCGAATTCAGCTTCTAGCAGAAAGCACAAAGATTCCGCACGGTTTAGTGCTGTAGATAAGGCATCGATATCAATGTCTCCGAATTTTTTGATTTCAGGAGTATTCATATAAAACTCAGGGGTGCCAGAATAGTTACGATTAAGCATGAGCCTTGCCCCCTGTAATCTGTTTTCTTTGAATATCGCTTAGCTTGCTCGTGTAGTTGCAGCCAACGCTTTCAGCTTCACTATTAATACAGTTTTCAATATCTTGAGCTTTTCCGCGAATGGCGCAAACGGCTGTATATAAGTCCTTTGAGCTTAGGTTGTCGTTCTCGATCCCTTTCTCTATTGCGGTTTTAAGCAGTCCCGCAATGGCGGCAATCTGGCCAAAGCCCTCTTGCGATAGGGCGTCGATAAATTGGATGGTATTGCAAAGATCGCGGGTTGAATCCGCTTGCGCGGTAACTTGTGGAAAGTCTTCAGGGGTTTCCATAGGTAAGATTCCTTTGTGTTTTCAGTTAGTACGACAGCCAGTTAGTAGCTGGTAGCCGGGTGTCAACTGGAGCACACAAAGTAGCTCCGGGCTTATTCCCCTTTCGGGTATTGTATTACCGCCTCTCCACCCGGCTATAAAAAGCCGAGACGCCATTCTACAGGCGTAAAAAAAACCGCGAGGCTGTCGGGTGCGGTGGGCCGCTTTGTGTTTTCCAGTGCGTCAAAAGTTAATCCCTCTGTAGTTGGCTGTCAATAATTCATTACTATTTAGCATTTTAATTCTCTTCAGCTAGGCGTCTTATACGTGGATTTTTTGTCGTAATCCAAGTGGGGAAAATTAGTTAGGCGGCACAATTCTTGCTAAAAAATACATTTTTTTATAGGTTCGGAATGTCCCAATGGTCGCCAGTGTCTGAGCCATCCTCGCCAGTCAGCGAATCATCATCGACAAGTAATGCAGACAGGTTAATGACATAGCAATTAACGGCCTTTTTACCGCTACCGGGAAGGCGTACTTTCTTCGTTAGTCGGCCCTCTTCTTTATCGGTTTCCAGCGCCCCTCGTTCCTTCAGTAACCGTGCTATATGGACTATATCGAAGCCCTTGCACATATCTTTTAGGCCGTCTCGCGTTAAGTAATAGGTGTTTTCGCTGCTGTCGCCAAGCATTGAGTCTTGTTCTGTTAGCGTTTTACGAAAGCCCCAGCGTTCCATAGTGCGGGGTGCGTGTTCATCAATGCGGGCGTCGTCACTTTCCCAGCGGGAAAAGCGAGATTCCCCGTATTTGGTCAGCATCTCGCGGACGTGGTTTATTGCCTTGGTGTCTTCAAGGTTGCCATCCCCACCACGCATAGCCACCCAAGAGCGAAAGGCGCGACTGGCGGCGTAGGTTGCCCACCCCCGTTTCCAGCCTGTAATCCCTATTTGCGAGGCGTATTCACCAGCGGCGGCCACTAAGGCGAATTTGTCAGCGGCGCGGTGGGCTTGGCCGCTAGCGGTACCGCCTAAAATTTCAAACTTAAAGTTTTCGCGGGCAGTGTTTAAGTGGGTGGCTAGGCTGTCTCGGTCAGTAGCTACCATTGCTTCAATAAGTCGGATAATAGGTGAGCCATGATAGCGGCTCGCATTGTCTGTCAGGAGGGTGGATAGGGCGGCACCACCCCCTAGACCGTGATCGTGTTCAAAGTTGCCCAGATTGCGTCTCGCTTCACTGTTAGTGTGCGGATTGGCTGGAATAGTGAGTAGGCGCATTTCCATACCCGCTTGCGGCTTTCGGTTGGCTTCTGCCATGTGATCGGTAAGGGTTTTCTCTCCGCTGGAAATAAACACTATTCTCCATCGGTGTTGATTGCCTCGATTGCTTCCCGCCTCAGTAGCGCGTGATTTACCTACTCCACTGCCAAGGGAATAAACCGTTTCCCCTACAATACGAGGTTCAATTTGGCCGATCTCATCAAGTACTAGCAGGCAGTCAGAATGTGCGGCGGCCATCCCTTCAAGCGCGTTATCAGTGGTGCGCCATGTCTTGGTGTATTCCCCTGTATTAGGATTGCCATAAACACTAGCGGCGATTTTTAGAAGGGTAGATTTACCTAGCGAACTATCACCAAAGAAGTGAAAGCCACATGATTCCGTGCCCTGTATATCAAGGAATGGCCCAGCAAAAGCAGTGCA